ATTGTAGCTAGGGCACGATGTTATGTTTAAATTAAATTAACCGAGAGCTACGGCCTCACAAAACTAAATGATATGAGTACATTATTTAATGAACGTACACCGTTCGACTTATTATTCCGTAACCTATTTAAGGCAGACGGCGTTTTCCAACCAACAACGTTTGAAAACAAACAACCACACCCACTAGATATTTTTTATGACGATGAAGGACTTCACTTTGAAGTTGCCTGTACTGGTCTAACTAAGAAAGACATCAAATTAGAAATTGATGGAGATCTTTTAAAAATTATTTATGATAAACCCAATGACGACGAATTTGATTATAGTGGCTACATCTATAAAGGATTAGCTAAAAGATCTTTTAACTTAGGTTATAAAGTAGCAGCTAAATTTGAACTTGAAAGTCTAACAGCAGAAATGAAGAATGGCTTACTTCATATTTTTATTCCAATTGCCGAATCTAAAAAGCCAAAATCAATTAAAATAAAATAAAAGTTTTACCAAAAAAGCGTGTCCTAGCGCATTTTATTTCGTATATTTCGGTCTAAATAGATAAGTTATATATGGCAAGAAAAGCAAAATCACTCACAACAATCTCAGATCCTTCAATGGAACCTTATTATATTACTAAGGATGAGCTCTGTTACACAGTAAATGAAAGAATTATTCCAAATAAAGACCATTTTAGGTCAAAAGGGAATGGAACTGAATATGCAAAACCCCAGGGTTATTATCCTGAATTTAGACAAGCACTTCAAAAAATTGCTAAAGAAAAAATGCATACTCGAAAAGATTATGAAACTTTAAGTAAATTCATAAATGAATATAAATTAATAGAAACTAACATTAAAAATTACACAGATGGCCTTAGAAGCACTATTTGATGCGGTTATAGTTAAACCGATCGAAATTGAAGAAACCACTTTTGGAAATATTATAGTCCCAGATTTAGGTAAAGAAAAAAATGAAACAGCAGAAATTATTTCTGTAGGACCTGGTAGAATGCTACAAGATGGTACTATGAAACCCCTTCCACTTAATGTGGGAGATAAAGTAGTTTTACCAACAATGGGTTTTACAAAATTACCATATGATGGAGAGGAATATTATGTAGGTCCTGGAAATCAAATTTTAGCTAAAATTACTGAAACCGTTGATGTTTCGGAAATATTAGAAGAAACAAAAGAGTCATTAACCAAAGAAGAAATTAAAGATCTATCAAATGAGTAAACAAGTTATTTTAGGTTCTGAAGCAAGAACCAATTTAGTTAAAGGAATTGATATATTAGCTGATGCTGTAGTATCAACCTTAGGACCAAATGGTCGAAATGTAGTAATTGCAAATGAACAAGGAGCACCACAATCAACTAAAGATGGGGTTACAGTTGCTAAATCAATTAATTTAAAAGACCCAAATCAAGAATTAGGGGTACAATTAGTAAAACAAGCTGCAATAAAAACAGCTGAAAAAGCAGGAGATGGTACTACTACTTCTACTTTATTAGCAAGAGAAATGATTAAAGCAGGTTTAACAGCTTTAAATAATAGTGAAAATGCAGTACAAATAAAAAGAGATATTGATTTTACAGTTAAAGAAGTTGTAAATAATCTAAAACAAATATCAGAAGATATTTCAGGGGAGGAACAGTTAGAACAAATTGCTACTATATCAGCTAATAATGATCCTGAAACGGGGAAACTAATTGCTACTTCTATTGAGAAAGTAGGAATGGAAGGAGTTGTTCATATTGAAGAATCTCGTACTGGAGAAACATATCTTGAAACTGTTGAAGGAATGCAATTTGACAGAGGGTATAAATCTCCTTATTTTGTTACTGATAATAATTCAATGACTTCTACTTTAGATAATCCTTTAATATTAATTGCAGATCAAAAATTAACACAAGTTAAAGAATTATTACCTATTTTAGAAAGTGTATCAACCCAAGCAAGATCTCTTCTAATTATAGCTGAAGATATTGATAATGAGGCTTTAGCAACTCTTATTGTTAATAAAATGAGAGGTACTATGAAAGTATGTGCTGTTAAAGCTCCTGACTTTGGTGATAGAAGAAAATTAATTTTAGAAGATATTGCTATTACAACAGGTGGGCAAGTATTTGATACTCAAAAAGGAATGAAGTTAGATAAGTTTAGCTGGGATTGGTTTGGAGAAGCTAGAACTGTGACTATAGGAAAAGAAGAAACAACTATTGTAGATGGAAAAGGAGAAGTTGGGCCTATTGAATCACGTATTGAAGAATTACAACAACAAATTGATAAAGCAGCAACACCATTTGAAACAGAAAAACTTCAAGAAAGGTTAGCAAAATTTGTAGGTGGGGTAGCAATAATTCATGTAGGTGGTAATACTGAAACCGAAATGAAAGAAAAGAAAGACCGTGTTGATGATGCATTACATGCTACTAGAGCAGCTATAGAAGAAGGAATAGTACCAGGAGGAGGTTCAGCATTATTGTATGCTTCATCAGGTATAGAAGCTAAATCAACAGGAGCTGCAATCGTAATAGAGGCATGTTCAAAACCATTTAATCAAATTTTGGTTAATGCTGGGTTTGATGAAGTTAAAGGTCAAATATTAGCTGATAATTTAGTTAATTCGGGTAATGATACTTGGACAGGATTTAATATTAAAACTGAAGAAACAGTTAATATGAAAGAAGCAGGTATTATTGATCCAACTAAAGTAGCTAGAACAGCATTACAAAATGCTGCATCAGTAGCAGGTACTGTTCTATTAACAGAATGTACAGTAGTAAATGAACTGGAAGAAAGTAAAAACCCACAAATAGACCCATCAATGATGGGGATGATGTAAAATAATTTCGTATATTATGGATAATAAATTAGAAATAATTGAAAGTAAAAGATTAATAGCTAACAGACAACCACCTGGAGACAGGTGGAAGTTAGTTGATGAACCTAATGGTAAAATATATACAAGCATAACTGATACTTTAGAAGCATATATGCGTAAAACAGGATGGGAAGGTCATTATAGATTAGAACCATTAGAAAGCAAATTATATTCTATAGGAATTGAAGAAGTAGAAATAAAACCAGAACCAATAAAAACATATAGTTTATATGGCGAATATTCAGACCCAGGACAATAGTTTATTAGTAGAAAAATACCGACCATCTAAATTAGAAAATTATGTTGGTAATGAAAATATCAAAAATTCTATTTCTAAATATTTAGATCAAAATGATATTCAAAACTTAATATTTTATGGACCAGCTGGTACAGGAAAAACTACTTTGGCAAAACTTTGTGTTCAAAACCTTAATTGCGATCATCTTTATATTAATGCCTCTGATGAAAGGGGTATTGAAACGATTCGTGATAAAGTACAAGGATTTGCAAGCGTTGCTTCTTTTAAACCACTTAAAGTGGTCATTTTAGATGAAGCTGATTTTCTTACTATACAGGCGCAGGCTTCACTTCGTAATATCATCGAAACTTTCTCGCGTACGACGCGTTTTATTATGACTTGTAATTTTGTAGAGCGCATTATTGATCCTCTACAATCAAGGTGTCAAGTACTTAAAATTGTACCACCAACTAAAAAAGATGTTGCTAAACATTTAAATTGGATACTACAACAAGAGTCTATTGAACATGATATAAATGATTTAGTGCCTTTAGTTAACCAATACTATCCTGATTTACGTAAATGTATCAATACTATACAGTTATCTACACAAGAGAACACATTAATCAATATTAGTATCATCTAATTATATAGATAAAGTTATTAATGCTTTATCCGAGGGATCTAAATATAACAAAATAGATTGTTATAACGATATACGTCAAATTATAGCTGATGCTAATGTAGATGATTTTGATGAACTATTTAAAGCATTATATGAACGTGCATCTGAATATTTACAAAACAAAGAAGGTACAGCATCTATTTTAATAAATGAACATCAATATAAAGCAAATTTCCGAATCGACAAGGAAATAAATACAATGTCGTTAATCCAAAATTTAATAAATAATAAATAATTAATTATGCAACAACAAGCCCAACAACCACAAATTGATTTAAAAAATACTACTGAAGTTAAAAACTTTAATGGTGGATCAATTTTTCAACAAGGAGTTATTTTACGTAAAGTATCTCGTTTTGTAGCAGGTACAGATGAAGATGCTTTACTTCCAATTCCTGTATTTTATGATCCTGAGACAAATAAAATTTTAGGAGAATCAGTACCAAAAGAATTAAGAGAAGAACTTAAAGATGAAATCTGTTAAATGAAAAATATCTTTGATTGGTTAAAAGCAATTAATTCTACCAAACCCCCAGTTGAATCTTTTACAGATAAAGATTGGGAGGTTTGGAATAGTTATATGATACATAGGTTTTTATCTATGAATCCCGATTATTTAGAAATTGTAAATTATGTTCAAGATTTTCCACCACAGGAAAAAAGAATGATTTACAATATATATAGGGAATTTATTCCTAAAAATAATAAATGGAGTAAATATGTTAAATCTAAGGTAAAACAACCTAATAAAGATTTAACAGACCATATTAAAGATTATTTTCAATGTTCAAGTAAAGAAGCAAAAGAATATATAAATATATTGGCTACCACAGAAATTAGTCGTATATTAACCAACAGAGGATTAAATAAAAAAGAAATAAAACCTTTATTAAAATGACAAAAGAATTATACAATATGTTAAAAACATCTGCTGAAGCAGATAAAGCTAAAGCATTATTATCACTTGAATTATTAGGTAATAAAGCAGTAGGAATTGGAGACCATTCCACAGAAGATTTTTATAAAAATGCCGAAGAAGCACTTATCATGCTAGTAGATGCAGATGATAAATTGAATGCATTGGGGCAATATTTTGATCCTAAAGCACAAATCAATGGGTGATTCCATTAAAGCTTATATGGATAAGCTAGAAAATAAAATTGGTACAGGACATTTCCAAAGTAATGCCCAAGAAATAGAAAAAGTTATGAGTGATAGAGAAATTATGAGTGCTAAATCAGGTAATTCATCAAAATTAACAATAAAAGTATTTGAAAAAGAATACCCAGAATTATCTAAAGAATTTAAACAAATTCAAAAAGAAATGTATGAAATGTTTGCGGCTAAACATATGGACTATGGGTTAAATAATATTGCTTTAGGTGGAGATATAGTTAATAACAGCGA